GTATCCTCTTCATCATAATATTCATCAAGGCGACCGCCCACTGGGAGCCCCCTTGCATATCTTTCAAGTATTGTCTTAATAGACATACTTTGATCAGGTACCGTCATTGACGGTTGAGTAAACACTTTGTATTTCTTAGGAAATACATGAGCATTAATTGTATTTTTTACCAATGGATACAACGATTGAACTGAAGAAGGATTTTCATGTTCAGGTAATTGAATTTTTTTCATAATTTTTCTAATTTATCTCTACCGAGTTGTGAATTTTTATACATTTTATTAAATGAATTTTGATGACGTTCTACTAATATTTTTTCAGCCATATCTCCAAATTCATTAATTAATTCTAATTCAGCTTTAATAGCTTCATCGGACATAACTATTTTTAGGTGATTATTAATTAATAATTTCTGAGTTTCACTATACATTTTATCCTTATAATAACGAGGCATAGCAATTTTTTTGCCATCTTTTAAAGGAACATACATACGATTAACCAAGTCATTTTTATGCCATTTAATCATGGCATCAGTAATATAATTTTGACCTAAACCTTTAGACATCAAACTAAATTCCTTTTGTCTATCGTCATTAATATGTTTAGGAATTTTACCAGGCTTTTGCATATACTTCAAAGTATATCCTATAGAAGCTTCATTGACTTCGCCAATATATATAGTACCAAAAGGTACATAACCGCACCCAGCACGATACTCAGACCAAGCTCTTTGTACTTTTTCTGCATCAGCATTAAATATAATCATATGATAATGAGGGCGGTCTCTTTTACTACCATATTCACCACACACATAATACTTAAGTTTTGTATCGGACAATTTCCGTAAACGTTTCATATAAGTTTGGATGTCCCTTTTTTTAAGAGTCATATATCCTTTCTCAGTTAGAGGTACGTATTTAGTATCATAAGTAAGAGTAACAAATAAAGCAGTTTCAGAGCGCTCGCCCTCTTTCATCAACCTAAAAGACCATCCCGATGTTCTCCGTTTCATACAGTTAGGACATTTACCACAAGGTAGCGCCATCCATTTAGTAGTAATTTTATCTCTAACTTGAAACGGAGTAATACATCGAGAACTCATTAAATAGTAGGAGTACCGTATTTAGGCATTGGTCGCACTGCCTTAATTTTATTTAATACATGACAATACAATTTTTGAGCACTAGGATCAGTAACAGCAAATATACGCTCGGTATCTTCTGGAGTACATTCAATAAATTCTTGACTTAAAGTAGGCTCAGAACCAAATATTCTACCTAAATGCCAATAATCCAAAGAAGTTCTAAAATCACCAGCAACGCGTGAAGGCATATACTTATATTCAGCATAACGAGGTACATATCCAAAAGTATCTTCAGCATTAGCAGTAAATGCATATAATTCTTGAAGTTTTACTTCTTGCTCGCCAATATTAGCAAACGAAGGCCAAAAATAATCCAAAGGATCCAATTTTAAATAAGTACGAGGAATACCTTGTTGATACGCAGTTTTTGGCATAACAGACATAATACCTATAATATATCCATGTTCTTCAGCATAATAACTACCTGAATTACCAGAAGAAACAGCAATACCATGACCAGCCATATTGCCTTGAGGCAATTCGCCTTCAGTACCAGAAGTATTTAATACTTCACTAATAACAACAGGAGTTTTAACACCAGTAATATATTCAGGTCGTTGTAAACGAGCATCAGAAGATTTTACTCCAAAGTGAGATAAAATACTTTCAATATATCTAGTACCTCCACGAGCATTTTTTTCTAGCCATTCCTGTAAACGATATGCTCTACGTAAATCATTAATAGTAGTAGGCTCGACTTCAAGACCACCAGTAGCAGCAAATAAATCAGTAGATGTAGTTTCCGAATTACTGCCAGGTACCACAACAGAATAAGGAGTACCGGTAAGAGTAGTAGGAGTAACAGAACTAGAATCTCTATAAATAGGAGCATTTTCAGCAATTTGACCTAAAGGAATATCAACAGCAGCACCTTTTTGAGCAAAAGGTAAAGCAGCAGTAAAATAATCATGTTCCCAAGCACGATTTCTAATTAATAACAATCTTTCAATATCAGCTAAACTAGAAACATATTGATTACCATCTTTTAATTTATAATCTACAGGAGCAATTAAATTTTGATCTCTATAATATTCATTATAAATACATTGATAAGCAGCCAAAGGCAATGCAGAAATATGTGTTGATGTACCACCAGATACAAAAGGAGGAACACCCATATAATCTAAAAATTGACTATAATAAGTACCAACAGTTGAATTGTAATTAATATAAGGAGCAACAATTTCAGGACCGGTACCATTAGGACCATTATTAGTTATAAATTTCTCCCAATTATCCCATAAAATGCGATTAGGAACAAAGAAATAATGCATAGTTACATCCATTCGATGCATAACAGGTGCAGTCATCGGAGCAAATCTAATAATTGATTCACATCCTAATTCAATTTTATCACCTGGTACAACTTCAAGAGTAAGAATAGGAGTTAATTGTCCCATATTAGTAGACAATTTAACATCATGAGTAAGGTCAAAGAAATTCTTTTTAGGTTTCTTTAACTGAATCGAATTAAAAATATTCTTTGCCATAATTATAAACGGATTCCACCGCGTGACATGTAATAAGTACGTGATACTTTTCTCTTGCCGTAACCTTTACGACCGTAGGACTTACGTCCTCTGTAACCTCTACGATTTCTCATTTTCGTTTTGTTTTAAGTGAAACATTGTTATTTGAAGTAATCCACAAATACTATCTAACCTGGAAGCAACCAGGGATTTTTGTTCATCCTTTAATTCCATATTCTCTATGGTTTTAATAGACTCCTGAATAAACTCAATAAATTTTTCCATTAGTTTTTTAATTATTTAAATAAACCACCGATACCAGGTACTAATCCTAATACTTTAGTAACTAAATTAACAATATTGTTAATATCTTGATTATCAACTTGATAAGCTTTTAACTTTTTTTCAAATTCTAACAAATCTCCTGATTTCTTAAGATTTTCAATATCTTGTTTAATCTTAAGAATATTAGCATCAGTTTGTTTATTAATAGAATTTTGTCCTTGTATTTGAAGCTTCAATAATTCAGTTCGCTTAGGGGCATTTTCTGTAAGATCATAATAAGAAGCTCCAGCATCAGTAATAGCCTTATTAGCATTACTTTTAGCAATATCCTGTAAATAAGGAATATCTGCAGTTTTCTTCATAACATCTAAAGATTTCAACAATACATCTTGTTTAGCAGAATCCGCCTGGGCTTTTACTGCATCAGTTTGAGCAGTTTTTAACTGTGTATCATAATACGAATTAAGAGCCATACCAGCGGACTGAGCAAGATCAACTTGAGGAGCAGTTGGATTGTATGTTTGAGGACTAGAAGTACGAACGACAGGACTATTAGACATTTGACCATAAATAAGATTAGGATTTAAACCAGCTTCTTTAAAGCGAATCATTTGATTTTTAGGACTATTGTATTCATTCTGCATATTCCAATCGGTTAATGCATCTGCACGTTGTTTATCGTACATTTCCTTAGCATAGCTAAGTTGAGAACTATTTGTTCCCATCTGTGAACCAGCATTTAATACGCCACCTAATAAGGAAGCGCCACCAGTAATAATACTAGGTATAAGTGAGGCTAAAGGCATAGTTTTTTTTGTTTTTTTGTTTTTTTTGACACTTTAAAAGTAGTGTTTTTATTTCGTTTATCACTCTACTTCGTGCCGTTCTTAACTCAAATATAACACTTTTTTTTAAATTAGTGTCAATTAGCACTAATATATCAAGGATAATTAGTGCTTATCGCCCCTCATCGGGGCTTTTGTGGGACAGAATCCAGGGCAAAGCCCTTACGATTCCGTCTCCACGTTTTTTTTGATATCTCCTTCGGAGTTATCCACAGACTTATCAACATTGTTGATAGATTTTTTTCGAGATTTAATTTCATTAATCTCTTTTATATATAATTCCGCCAATTCTTGGCGTTCAGCTAAATCCAATGTAAATGGATTTGGAAGAGTATCCTC